GCCTGACAGGGCCGACAGGAACAGGGCGAGTGCGAACTTCCAGAATCTCGGCATGGTAGGACTCCAGCGTCTTTTCGACCCGTTCACGGGCCATCCGTTCAGCCTGGGCGCGCGCGCGGGCGTAGTTGACCTCGGCTTGCAGGCTGACGAGCTTCGGCTCGAGGCTGGCCCGCGCTCGGGTCTTGCCGGCGTCGAAGGCCAGATGCAGGCCGAAGGCGACGCCGACCGCGAGCAGCAGCTGCGGGGCGTAGCGGATTGCCGAGAGCCAGATCATCGCGTCATCAGCCGGTCGAGCCACCGGGGGCGGTCGGGAGAGGCCTTCTCGACGTAGGAGAAGCCCTTACAGACGAGCACGCCGTTGAGCGGACCCTTGCTGTAGGGTGCGTCGCAGCCGTAGCCGCGGCCCTTCCAGAGCGTCAGGTTGACGCAGGTCCGGCAGAGGCCCGGCGCTTGCCAGGCGATGGGGGCGGCCGGGGTGCTCACGATGTCTTCGGGCGGTCGTCGTCGGGACGGAAAGCGCTCTGCATCCAGCCGTTGTGCACGCGGTGGCTGCACCAGACCTTGGCCGCCTCGCGGGTGATTTCGGCCGCCCACCAGCAGCGGCGGCAGTGCCAGAGCGGGTCCGGGGTCATACGGGCTCGCCTCGGAAGTGGACGGCGCCGGCCTCAAAGACGGCGAGCTCGGGCTGCAGCAGGCGGCCGTCGCGGAAGGTGAGCACGGCGAAGCCGCTCGCCCAGTTGTGCGGGGCGGCCTCGGTGTAGTTGAACTGCGGTCCGTTGATCTCGGCCAGCGTCCCGGTGTCGACCCCGTAGCGGCGACCGCGGTAGTCGGCCCAGGCGGTGACGCCGAGCTTATGCAGGTGGCCGTGGACGTAGTGGGTGCCGGACTTCAGCGTCGAGTTGTACGCCGAATGGATGCCGCCGTTGATGGGCCGGTGACGGATGACGGTCCAGCCGTCGGTCTCGGCGTTGACGTGCAGCGCCCAGCCGGCGCGCCAGCGCGGCAGGTAGTCGAGCAGCGTCATGCCCGGCATATCCTCGCCCTCGGGCGTGTTCGCCGACCAGTAGTTCTCGAAGCGCGCGTCGTGGTTGCCGATGGTGCGCACGAGGCGCGCCCGGCCGGCGGCGCGCTCGATCTCGGCGCAGCGGTCCTGGACGGCGTGGAGCTCGTCCTTCAGCGACGGCTGCTTCTCCCACATGATGCGGGCGTGCCTCGAGATGCGGGCGCCGTCCAGCATCGCCTCGTGGGCCGGACTGACCATGCCGGGCCAGTAGTGGCAGTCGGAGGCGACGATGATGGTGCCGTTGCGCACCGTCTCGATCATCTCGCGCTCGTACTTCTCGGCGCGGGCGGCGGCGAGCGCGTCCTGCGCCTTGGCCTTGACGATGTTCGGCCCGGCGCGGTTGCGCGTCGAGCGGCTGGCGAGGGAGATGCCGAGCCGCGCCTCGATCTTGCGGCGGCGGAAGTAGACCTGGCGGATGTCGAGGTCGAGCGCGTCGGAGACCTTCTTGGCGGTGCCAAGCTTCTCCCACGCCTCGATGATCTGCTCGTCGGTGCAGTATTTCGGCACGTTCAGCCTGTGGGGTTGCTGTCGAAAGTGGAGAGCGCCTGGTGCAGGAGGCTCCCGAGGTTGTCCACGAAGATCTCGTCGTGGCTCAACGGGTGGTTCATCTCATCGAGCAGGGCGTGCCCGAGCTCGTGACAAAACGTCTGCTGCAGCTCGGTCTCGCCGAGGTCTGATCGCAGGTCGATGCGGTGCTTGTTCGGCTCGTAGATGCCGACCGCCGACTTGGAGTGCGGCCACCGCGACGGCTGCAGGATGCGCACCGTCACAAGATGGCCGTGCAGCTTGAAGCTGCGAGGGATGCCGAGTCGGCGGTGACGGTCTCCGCCGCTCGGCTGCGCGGTGTCCCGCGCCATCGGTCAGGCCTGCGGCTTGTCGCGCTTCGACAGGAACGACCAGATGGCCGCGCCCGCCGTGGCGGCGACGCCGGCGAGGGTGGCGACGGTCTCGGCGTCGACGAGGCCCTTCGCCACGAGATAGCCGCCGAAGGCGGCGAACAGAGCCCGGACGATGCCGGCGAATTGGTCAGCAGTCATGGATCACCTTTACGCTTCGTTATGGGATGAGGGCATCCCGTTGGAGGCCACCAGCGGCAAGCCGGGGGCCGGGAAAGGCACGGACGAGGGCCAACGGTAGCCCAGGACGCGGGCGCGGTCAAAGGGCGCGACGGTCACGGCGTTGCCCTGGTTGCCGCCGACGACCATCAGCCGCCCGCGCTCGTCGAGGCCGGCGACGAAGCCGACATGGCCTTGCCGGGCGTCTCGCGGACGCCGACGTAGCCTCGCGCGCGGTTGAGCCAGGAGGGGGCTATCACGGGAAGAAGACCAGCTTCACGAGGATGGCGGCCATGCCGGCCATCAAGCCATAGCCGACCTTTGCGATGATCTTCTGGAAGCTCGTCAGATCCTCGCGGATGCCCTTGTACCGCTCGGCGCAGACGGCCTCATGCGTGGCGAACTTCAGCTCGAGCTCGCGGATGCGGCGGTCTTGGGTCGTTTCGGACGGTGCGCGGCGTTCCTCGATCATGGCGGCGGGCCCTCGGCTGGATTTTCGAGCGTGATGGAGACATCCGCGGTCGCGGTCAGCGCCGTCGGCGTCGTGGAATCGGTGACGGTGCAGCGGTAGGTGGCGGCCACGAAGTTGCCTTCGCCCAAGCCGCTCGTCGAGAACGTAGTCGTCGCCGCGGTCGGGCTCGTCACGGTGAGCGTGTCGCCGCTGACCTTGGACCAGCTGTACGTGTACGGCGAAGTGCCGCCGTTCGGTGTCACCGTCGTCGAGTTGCTGGTGATGGCGCCGGTGTCGCCCGCCTCGTAGAGCGAGGTCGGCGAGGCGGTGGCGAGCATCGCCTGACGCGTGATGCTGACCACCACGTCGACCGTCTTGGTGGCGGCGGCGGAGTCGGTCACGGTGCAGCGGAAGGTGGCGTCGTAGGTCGTGCCCGAGGCGAGGCTTGTGCCCGTGAAGGTGGTGGTCGCCGCCGTCGATGACGTGGCCGAGATTGACGTCGAGCCAGCGATGCGCGTCCAGGCGTAGGTGTAGGGCGCGGTGCCGCCCGTCGCGGTGACGGTCGCGGAGCCGGTGACGATGGTCGCCGTGGTGTCGGTCTTGGTGAGCGAGGACGGTGACACCGAGGCGGCGAGGGTGCCGAAGAGGTTACGGGCAGCGCCAGCCGCGCCGACGGTGGGCGGCTCAGTCGGCGACGGGATGCCCGCCGGCGAGCGTAGCAGCACCCAGTAGTAGCGGGTCGTTGTGTCGGTTTTCGGAATGAAGACCGAGGTGCTGAGGCCTTCCCAGATCTTCACCGCGCTCGAGAACGGCGTGGACGCCGTGTGCTCATACAGCTGGTACTTCACGTCAGGCGGCACCACCGCCGGCGCCGCCCACGAGAAGGCGATAGCCCCCTCATAGCCCAGCGTGGTCAGTGCCGACGGCGCGAGCGGCGTGTAATCGCCGGCGGACGGGTTGGTGATGGAGCCGGGGCTGAGGTAGTCGGCGACGATGGGGTCGTTCCAGTCGTTGGACGCCTCCTCGCGCACGGTGATCTCGACGGCGCCGCTCGGGTCGAAGTTCCAGCCCTCGCAGCGGACGGTTTTGGCCGACCAGCCGAGCTCGGGGATGGTGACGGTGCCGGTCTCAAAGGGGCGGATGCCGTAGGCGGCCATGTTGCAGCGCAGGGTGGCCGACTGGCGCAGACGGCTGCGGCGATTGAGCAGGATGGCGTGGCGCTGCGCCTCGTACTCGTTGGTGGTCGCGCCGAAGTCGGCGTCGAGCCAGGTCTGCTCGCCGTCGGCCGTGATGTAGGTGGTGTTGACGATGGCG